GCGGTTTCCGCCGCGATTTGGGCGATTTTCTACTTACTAGGAGTAGTCGAAGATGAAAAGAGGCCGCATGTCGAGATCGAAATCGAAGCGACTATTCAGGAAAACTGCGAGCAAGATCAATCGCAAGAATGCCCCCCGGACGGTCATGAGAGGCGGCATTCGCCTGTAGATGCCGTGCTTCCACCCTCTGGACGCGTTTCGGACGAAATCGCACCAGATAGCGTTCCAATGGCGCCCAGGGGCAACACACCTGATGCTTCCGTGCGGCAGGTGTATTGGCTGTCGTATCGACCGCTCGAAGATGTGGGCGGCGCGGTGCGTTCACGAAGCGCAGCTCCACCCTGAGAACTGCTTCATCACCTTGACCTATAGCGAGGAGTGGCTTCCTCGCCGTCCTACTTCCCTCGATCCTGCTCACCTACGCAATTTCTTTAAAAAATTGCGACACACCACCGGCCCTGGTCTGCGCTACTACGCTTGCGGCGAGTACGGCGATGAGACATTCCGGCCGCACTATCATGCCCTTTTGTTCGGGTACGACTTCAAAGATAAGGAATTATTCAAGGTACGCGACCAGGTGCGTTGCTACACGTCCAAAACACTGGAGAAGATTTGGGGCATGGGCTTCTGCACGATCGGAGACCTAACGCCTGAGAGCGCTGCGTATTGCGCGCGCTACACGATGAAAAAGGTCGGTGGCGAGCATGCGCCTTACTACTATTCGGAACTCGATCCGTATTCTGGGGAACTGGTCCCCATCGAGCCAGAGTTCTCGCGCATGTCGCTCAAGCCTGGCATTGGCGCTGAGTGGTATAAAAGATTCAAAGCTGACGTATTCCCGGACGATTTTATCGTCCTGAAAGGGAAAAAAATGCGCGTCCCGGACTACTACGATACGCTTTTCGAGCGCGGATTCATCGGTCCCACTACCCCTGAGCATAAAGGAACGAAAGTTATTAAGAATCGCCGAAAAGACCGCGGGTCAGCGGTCGGTGATAACGAGCCTGACAGACTGAGAGTGAAGGAAAAGGTCTTGACGGCAAAACTCAAAAAACTGAAAAGAGAGGTGTAATCATGTTGTTACGTGTATTTACCATGCGGGATATAAAAGCCCAGGCGTTCGTCCGTCCGTTTTTCGTTCAGACGGTCGCTGTGGCTTTCCGGGCGATTGCTGAGTCCGCCAATGAACCGAACAGTCAGTTCGGGAGGTATCCGCATGACTTTGAATTGTGGGAAATCGGCGAGTGGGACGATATCCAGGGGGAGATCATCCCCCGTCATGCCGTGAACCATGGGCTTGTGGCGGTCATTATATCGAGCGAGAATAAGGCTTCTGACAAAAACAGAGAGCCAATCAATGAAGAGCGTGATGAATCACCAGTTCTCGCAGGTACCATCGGCGGAGATACAGCGAAGCACGTTCGACCGAACTCACGGTCATAAAACTACTTTCGACGCCGGGTACCTGATCCCGTTTTTCGTCGATGAAGCACTGCCTGGCGACACGTTTAACGTTAATGCGACGCTGTTCGCCAGGCTCGCCACTCCGATCTTCCCGATAATGGACAACATGTTCATGGAGACCCACTGGTTCGCTGTGCCGAACCGGTTGCTCTGGACTAATTGGGAACGCTTTCTCGGTGCTCAGGATAATCCTGCGGACTCTACGGATTTTCTGATTCCAGAGGTCGAGGCTCCCACCGTCTCCGGCTGGCCGGTTGGATCTCTCTCGGATTACATGGGTATCCCCACCGATGTCGGATCTCTGACGGTTAATTCTCTCTGGCATCGCGCATACAACTTGATCTGGAACGAATGGTTCAGGGATCAGAATTTGCAAGACTCGGTTGTCGTTGATAAGGACGACGGTCCGGACAACGAGGCGGACTATGTGTTGCTGCGTCGTGGTAAACGCCACGATTACTTCACGTCCGCGCTGCCGTGGCCTCAGAAAGGCGATTCTGTGAGCATTCCGCTGGGGACCAGCGCGCCGGTCGTCGAGGATGGTCGATTCGACATGCTTGCGCTCGGCGGCGGTGCGATCACTAACGGTAACGTCGCTTTCTCTGGCGGTACGCTACGAGACGGCGCGACAGCTGAAGTTCAATATGACGGTGGTCTTCTCACAGATCTATCCACCGCTACTGCGGCGACTATCAACCAGCTCCGTCAGTCTTTTCAGATCCAAAAACTTCTGGAGCGCGATGCCCGGGGCGGAACGCGTTCAGTGGAAATTGTCAAAAGTCATTTCGGCGTGACTGCTCCCGACTTCCGTTTGCAGCGGCCCGAATTTCTGGGGTCTGGATCGACTCCGATCAACATCAACAGCGTCCAGCAAACGTCCAGCACTGATGGCACATCTCCCCAGGGAAATCTCGCGGCGTTCGGAACGGCGTCTGGGTCTAACCATGGCTTTACGAAAAGCTTTGTGGAGCACTGCGTCCTTATCGGTCTCGTCTCGGTCCGTGCCGATCTTACGTACCAGCAGGGCCTCAACCGGATGTTCAGTCGTCAAACGAAATACGACTTCTATTGGCCTGCCCTGGCACACATCGGCGAGCAAGCCGTCCTCAATAAAGAGATCTATGCCCAGGGTACTTCTGCGGACGATGACGTTTTCGGTTACCAGGAACGCTTCGCCGAAATGCGTTACAAGCCGTCGATTATCACTGGCCAAATGCGTTCGTCAGCGGCGACTTCGCTGGACGCTTGGCATTTGTCGCAGGAGTTTTCTTCTCTGCCGGTTCTCGATGATACGTTCATCCAGGATAACCCTCCGATTGACCGCGTAATTGCGGTGCCGACTGAGCCGCATTTCATCTTCGACTCCTATATTCAGATGCGCTGCGCCCGTCCGATGCCGGTGTTCGGTGTGCCTGGTCTTATTGACCACTTCTAAAGGTGAACCCGACTTATGACGTTATCGGATCTGGATCGACCGCCGCAGGAGGCTCGATGCCCTGGGGCTTAATCGGCGGAGCGCTTATCGGCGGTGCCGCTAGTCTCCTTGGCGGTAAAAAAGCCAACGCGGCGAACTCCGCGTTGAGCGCGCGGCAAATGGACTTCCAAGAGTACATGTCCAACACCGCGCATCGCCGCGAGGTCGAAGATCTTCGCGCTGCCGGATTGAATCCGATCCTCTCCGGTACCGGTGGTGCGGGATCTTCGACACCTGCCGGCAGCACTGCAACCGCACAGAATATCGGCCAGGGGATCGATAGTGCGATCAACACTGGCCTGGCTGCCAGGCGGCAGAAAACGGAACTTGCGGTGATGGAATCGCAAAAGGCAAAAAACGATCAAGAAAGATACCTGGCGTCGCGCGTGGAAAATATCAGGCAGCTGGACGAAGGGATTCGTCAGCAAGACCTGATGGCGGCGAAATTAGACTTACAGGTTCGCCAGGCTCGTCAAAAAGGTCTGATGGATCAGGCTGAAATGGAATCGTCAACAGCTTACAAAGCGAAGCGCTACATCGACGCCACGAACGAAACCGCTGGTGGTTTGCTTCGTAATATCTTCACCGGCGCTAAATTAAACGCTGGTACTTCGGCTCGCGGCGCGAGCCTCTATCCTTACCGCCCAGGAGGGCGGATAACAGGTGCGCCCCTGGCGCCCTAACGCTGGGCGAAGCCTAGCTACCGTGCGAAGCACTTAATCTATTTAACAAACAGTATGTCAAAAAAATAACAAACAGGGCTTCTAAGGGTCCTACCCCCTTTACAGACAGTATTTCAAACGCGATTTACGCGAAAAGGAAAACATCATGGCTGAAACAACCAAAAGCCCGTTCATTACTGCCTACGGCAAAAAAAAGAAGGTCTCTCAAACCTTCGCGGCTTCAGGCCGCACAAAACAGTCATTCCGTGAGGAATGCGATATCAACAACATCATGAAAAAGTACCAGGTCACCGGCCTGCTCACGGCCGTGAACAAACACCAGCCACAATACGGAGACGTCACCGGCGTCGATTTCCAGACCGCTATGACTACCATCGTGCAAGCCGAACAAATGTTCGGCGATCTGCCTTCCAGCGTGCGCAAACGCTTCCAGAACGATCCTGCGGAGTTCCTCGGCTTCGTTAACGATCCCGACAACCGCGATGAAGCGGTAAAGCTCGGTCTTATCGTCGAACCGAGTCCCGAAACACCTGGTGCACCAGCTGCACCAGCTGAACCAGCACCAACCCCTGAGGCGCCGCAGGCGACTCCTACCCCAGGTTAAAACTGGGGGCCATATGATCTACTTGATATCATATGGCCTAGGTGACAGGATCATGAGGTAAAATTCAATGGATTGGCTTATCACTGCGGCGGTTTCC